AATCAGACATCAAGGGGAATGCTAATTGATAAGGAAGGAACCATAAACCAAGTGCAAGCACAGGCATTAAAGGACAATTTTAGAAAACAATATCAGGGTACCAATAATGCCGGTGATGTGATTGTATCATCAAAGGATTTATCATGGGTAAATTTTGGATTAAGCGCAGCAGATTTATCATTAATAGAGCAGTACAATGGAACTGTAAAGGATCTATGTAACATTTATAACATACCGGTGCAATTGCTTAATAATACTGATTCATCTACCTACAATAACATGAAGGAGGCGAAAAAGGCCATGTATCAAAATGCAGTGATCCCAGAACTAATTAAAATTAGGGATGAATTAAACCGGTGGTTAGTGCCACAATTTGGTGCTAATCTTTATTTAGATTTTGATTTCACTATGATTAGTGAGATGCAAGAAGAAGTGGATAAGTTGGTGGCGCAGTTAGCATCGGCATGGTGGATTACACCAAATGAAAAAAGGGATGCGATGAATTATGGCAAAGATGAAGTAAATGCCTACATGAATGACTATTTTATCCCAACATCATTAGCGCCACAGAATGTTAGTATAGATGCGTTGGAGAATCCAAAGGCATTAGACATTGATTATGATCTAAAATAATATGCCATTACCATCACCGAGAGTAAATGAGGATCTAAATGATTTCATTGGCAGATGTGTAATTGATCCAAATGTGGTGAATGATTTTGCCACATCGGATCAGAGATTAGCTGTTTGCAATTCTCTTTATTCGCAAGAAAAGGAAATCAAGGCAGCCAAAGAAAATTACACAGCTAAATTTAGTGAGCAATTAACCAAGGCAGAAAGATCATCAGTAAAAGATTTTTATAAGTTTTATAATGATCAATACGATCAAGCATCGGCCATGTTTATCAGACAGGGGGCATTATCAGCCACAGATGTATCAGTATTTTTTAAGGAAAATGATTTGATCAATATGTACACAGAAATGTACAGTAAAATTGGTTTACATTTTGCTTTATGGTACTACAAGAATGTCGATAAATTACTTAATAAGGCAAGCGATTTAGATAATTTAATGTCCATCTGGGCCAAATCATTTGCATTTGTAGGGCAACAAGTAGGGGCGCAAAGGGTTACATTGGTCAGTGGCACAGCTAAAAACACATTAATTTCTGTTACTCAAAAGCTAATGTCTGATCCTACATTCATGAATCAGGGTGAAAAGGTCAAAGCTAAAATGCTTAAAACGCAGTTTAATAAGTATTCTACCTACCAAGCAAAGAGATTAGTAAGGACAGAGGCCACAAATGCTGCTAACTCTGCCACCATTGCAAGTGCGCAAACCGTATTTGAAGGCAAAGATTTAATTAAAAGATGGCACACAATAATGGATGGTAGGGAAAGAGATAGCCATGGCGCAGTCAATGGAAAAGAAGAACCAAATACAGGCAAATTTACAGTACAAGGGCAATTTCTTAAATGGCCGGGGGATCCGGAAGGGGAAGCAAGTAATGTGATCAATTGCAGATGTGGTGTTAGTGTATTTCCAAAACCTAATGCCCAAACTACAGGGGAAAACATTACAGACATTGGATTTGGAGTTGCACAAGCACAGGTACAAAGCGCAATATCAGAGGCATTAATTACACCGGAGGTTGCCACAACAATTGCAGTGGAGGCACAACAAATTCAAGAAAATTATATAGCAAAAACAATTGATGAAGCTAAAGAAATCGCTATTAAAATATTTGAAAAAGGTGGAATAAATATTAAAGAAATTGAATTAAGTAAATCATTTGGTGTTAAAAAGATTAATAAATTAAACAGTCAATTAAATTCATTAATAAATGAATATGACACAAATAAGATTTATAATACTAATTATAAAGTTAGGTTAAAATATAAATCTGGGAAAAATTATTTAGGTAAAGTTACAACAGCAGATGGCAATCTTTATGAAGTTAATTTTGGTGATAAAACTAATTCAATATTATCAAGAACGAGAGTAAATAATGTAAATGAGATTGTTAAAAAAGGATTTAGCGTGGTAGATGAGGCTAATTTGGAAATTAGTACATTAACACATGAATTTGCTCATATTTTAGTTACTCGAGATACATTATATGTTGATGAATTAGCTCAAATAACAAAACAATTTTATTCAGATTTATCATTGATTAAAAAAAGATATGATGATGAAATAATAAATTATCTTGATTATGATAAAATTGATGATTTTAACAAAAATTATTTAGGAAAATATGCATCAGCAAATATTGATGAATTTATGGCCGAAGGGTTTACAGAATATAAATTATCATCTAAACCATCTAAATATGCAATTGAAATAGGTAAACTAATCGATAAATACTTTAAAAAATAATGGAAAATTATAATGATGATTTTATATGTTTTAAATGTAAACATTATAAATTAATATCTATAGGATGTGATGCGTTTCCTGATGGAATTCCAAATGAAATATTATTAACTAATAATCATGATGATCCATTAGCAAATCAGGACAATACTATAGTATTTGAAGAAGGTGAACCAAAGATGGAATAAAAATATTTACATCTGCATTTTGAATACAATAAAAAACTAATTTTGAGAAAAAGTAAAACGATATGATTTTCAAACAAACATCCATAGGATTAGAGGATATTGATGAATCAAACGGTATTGTTAAAGGCTATGGATCAGTGTTTAATAATATAGATTCAGACAATGACATTATTTTAGCCGGCGCATACACCAAAACATTAAACGAAAACGGATCCAGAGTGCGTTATTGCAATCAGCACCGTATTGATCAGCCATTAGGTAAGTTTACAGAATTGCGTGAGGATGGAAATGGTTTATATTTTGTCGCTGAAATACCTATGACAAGAATGGGCCAAGATATTTTGTTATTGATGAAAAATGGGGTGATTAATGAGAACTCTGTGGGTATTATGCCAATAGTAAAATCATTTAGACAGGATGGGGTGCGTGAATTGAAAGAAGTAAAGCTATATGAGATTTCATGCGTTACATTAGCAGCAAATCCATTAGCAATGATTACAGATGCAAAGGGAATGATTGATCAGGATCTGTTAGGAAAGCGATTTGATATTTTGGCTAAAATGATCAAAAAAGAAAATGTATCTGATGAGTTGGGATACGCAATTGAAGGTGAATTGATGAAATTGAAATCATTATTTATTGACATTACCACAGTGCCGGCACCAGATGCCACATTGCCGGTAGATAAAAGTGAGGACATTTCCGAAATATTTAATTATTTAAAAACAAGTATAAAAAAATAAAAACTATGTCAGAGGATATAAAAAAACAATTGGATGAATTAAATTCAGCCATTGACTCAAGAATTGAGAAAGCAGAAGGCCAAGCAGTTGCAAGCGCAACAGGAAAGGCCGATGAATTATTGAAAAATGAAATCAAGAATTTAGAAACTAAATTTACTGAAATTCATTCACGCATTGATGCGCAGGAAATTGCTGCTAAAAAGACAGCAAGTGGCGCTACAGTGAAATCATTTAAGCAAGGTTTGATCGAAGGGATCAGCAAAGGTGCTTTAGATGGTATGTTAAATGGAAATAGTCGTTCAGCTACCTTTGAAATCAAAGCAGGTGATATGACTGTAGCTAACAACTTTACAGGTGAGGTTATTCCTGCTCAATATGTTGCAGGTATCAAGTACGATCCAACAAGAGCAGTCCATGTGCGCCAATTATTGCCACAGGGATCTACTCAATCAGAGGTAGTACGTTTCGTGCGTGAATCAGCTTATGATAACGGTGCAGCGCCAATCGCACAAGGTGGATTATATCCAGAATCAGATTTTGATTTGACAGCAGAAGATGCAAACGTTCGTAAAATCGGTACTTATTTCCGTATTTCAGAGGAAATGTTAGCTGATACTGCTCAATTGACATCATATTTATCAGCGCGCGCGCCAGAGAAATTATTGACAGTTGAAGATACTCAATTGCTTTATGGTAATGGATCAGGTCAAAACATTGAGGGTATTAATTCAATTGCTACAGCATTTGCAGCAGGTTCATTCGCAGATACAATTACAGCTGCCAATCAATTTGATGTTTTAACAGTTGCAATCAATCAATTAGCTTTGGTTAATTACACAGCTGATTATATCATGCTTTCACCAACAGATTTTACTAAAATCTTATTATTGAAAGCTACAACTAATGAGTATTTGAAAGATCAAGTATATCAAGGTTTAACACCAAGTTTCTTGGGTGTGCCGGTTGTAGTGAATACAGCTGTAAATGCAGGAACTTATTTAGTTGGTAACTTTGCTTTAGGGACTCAAATGTGGGTGCGTGAGAATCTTGCATTAGAATTTTTCCGTGAAGATGGAATTAACGTTCGTGAAGGATTTGTAACTGTTCGTTTAACAGAAAGAATTGCATTAACTAACTATGCGCCATTAGCATTTGTTGGTGGTACATTCTCTACTGATATTGCTGCAATTGGTGTTTAGTCAATTGTAAAATCCAAATAGAATAATGGCACCTGCAAAACGGGTGCCATTTTCTTTTATATTTGTTCAAAAAATAAAACAATATGGGCAAAATAACAATGCTAAAAAATGTCAATGATGGTATAAACTATTATAAGGCATACGGTATTTTTGATGTTTCATCCGAGATTGAAAAATTGTTTATATCAAAAGGATGGGCCATTAAATCATCCAAGAAAGTAGAAGAAGTAATAGAAGAAATTATAGATCCGGTTATTGATGAACAATCTTTAGAGATAGCCGAAAACATCGATTAATATGGCACAAATTAAAATAATAAAAACTGTTTGTAATGGTAAAACCATGCACATTGCAGGTGAATCATATTATTTACCAAAGGATCTTGAAAAATATTATTTAGAAAAGAAAATTGGTGTAATGGTGGAGGCAGAAACAAAAGAAATCAAAGTGGCCGAAGTAGAAACCAAAGAAGAAAAAATAGTTTACGAAACAAAAGCTATAAGCAAAAAGAAAAATGCGCCAAATAAAAATAAATAGCACAACAGGATCAGAAATTATTACTGTTAATGATGTTAAAAATTTTGTAAGAATTGATACATCAGCAGATGATGCGCTGATTGGTACTATGATCACAGCTGCAAGAATAGCAGCCGAAAACTTTATGTCCAGAGATATAGTCGCAAAGACAAGAACATATTATTTACCATCAGTACGTTTTGATTTGTTAATTGATGTGCCATTTGGCCCAATAGCATCAATCCAAAGTGTTACAGGCACAGTAGATAATACAGCTTTACAATACACCGTATTTGGTTTAGATGATAAGATTATAGAATTAATTGGCGATGCAGTTAATATTAAGATTAATTACACTACAGCCGGCATGAATGATGGCCTATTAAAGCAGGCATTGTTAATGATGGTAAGTACTTATTATGATAATAGAACTGATTACGTTACAGGAACCATTGTGCAGGATGTACCATCATCGGCACAAAGTATTTTAAATGGGTATAAAGCAATGTTTGTATAATGGCATTAACATCAGGTGATCTAAAGCAAAGAATTATAGTAAGCAGATTGACAAAAACTGCTGATGGTTATGGTGGGTGGACATCTACCACAGCTGTGATTGGAACATATTGGTGTAGAGTTTTGGAAACATCTGGGGATATTTCAGCAAAGAATGGAATTAGATCCCTTGAAACACAAATTGAAATCATGATTAGAAGGCCAACAGCTGATCTAATTCAGAATCAGGATATATTACAGGTTGAAGGAAATGCCTCCACATACAGGATTAATTCTGGATACCAAACCATTGAAAATTTTTGGGTTAAAATAACAGCTACCAAGATTGAAGGGTAATGGCAAAAAAGGATGGCATAACAATTAATGAAGGGGATTTAAATTCATTAAAGAAAAAGATCCAACAGTTAGGCCAATTGGCAGCACAGGAATTATCAAATGAGTTGGCCTATACAGCTGCATTTGCAGTACAGGGAATGAAAGTAGATGTAAAAAAAGATACAGGCAATTTGATGCAAAGTATCTTTTTTGAAAGGGTAGGAAAAAATAGAGTGAGTATATTTGCCAAGGCACCTTATGCGCCATACGTTGAATTTGGTACAGGTAGAAAGGTAGATTTAAGCCATTTAAAGGCATTGGGGTTTAATGATAGTTACGCAGCGCAGTTTAAAGGCAAAGGTGTTAAAGATGTTGTTTTGCCTGCAAGGCCATTTTTCTTTACAAATGTTAAAAAGGAATTAAATAAATTAGAAATTAGGTTAGATAATAAAATTAAACAATTGACTAAATAATGTTAGAGGCAATCCAATTTATTCGCAAGGCGATCATCACCAGATTAACCGGAACCATTACATTAAATGCTACGGTTTTACCTGTTTATAATAGGGTGCCAAGCACATCAGTTTACCCATACATTTACGTTTATTCAGTCAGTACAAATGAAGCTGATTTTAACAGATCAAGTTATATTACTGAAACCCTAACAAGAATTGAAGTAGTAACAAGATTTAGTGGCGATTCGGGTGGAGAACTACAAGCCAATCAAGCAATTTCACAAATTTTACAATTAATTAGAACAAGATCAGCAGGTTATTTTGATTTGTCAGCTGATGGGTTTTCTGTATTTACCTGCGTAAATGAAGGAACTACCTATTTGACTGATGAGGATTCAGATTATACCTATTTTCGTGGCATCGTAGAAATATCAAATAAAATTCAACAATTATAACAATGGAATTAAGGGAAACATTAATAGGCATTATCACATCAGCAGGATCAGCATTTATAGGATGGATCGTTGGTAGAAGAAAAGAAAATGCCGATATAAGTACAATACAATTAGAAAATTCCCAGAAAGTTATTGATATGTTTACTGCCATGAATGAAAAATTGGAAGCGAAAGTGGATCAATTAAGCAAAAAGGTGGATGAATTAACCATAGAAATTGAAGGTTTAAGGGTAGAAAACCACAATTTAAAGATAGGAAAAGCGCCAAAGGTTATTAAAACAAAACCAATAAAGTGAAAATAATATCCTGCAATCAGTTAGGAATAGATTTAATTAAGAAATTTGAAGGGTTTAAAGCAAAACCATACAAATGTCCTGCCGGAGTTAATACAATTGGGTATGGATCTACATTTTATCCAGATGGTAGCAAAGTAAAATTAACAGATCCTGCAATCACAGAGGAAAAAGCCACAGAATTATTGATGGATTTATTAAAACCATTTCAAAGATCAGTAGATTCATTCTGTAGGGATGATATAAACAGCAATCAATTTAGTGCATTATGTTCATTTTGCTATAATGTGGGGCCAAACAATTTAAAAGGATCTACGTTATTAAAGAAAGTCAATAAGGATCCTAATGATCTAACAATCAGAGATGAATTTTTAAAATGGAATAAATCAGGTGGAAAAACATTAACCGGATTAACCATTAGAAGAATGGCCGAAGCTAAACTATATTTTCAATCATGAAATATTTAGGATTTTTACTAATCATTTTTAGTTTTTCGTGTAGATCAGTAAAGCAATCACCTGTAATCACTGATCAAAAAGATTCAGTGGTGATCACTAAAATAATCACAGAATATAAAGAATTAAAAGATACGATATTGATTATAAATCCATGCGATTCTAATGGCATTTTAAAGCCATTTAGAGAAAGGATAAAAGGTCAGCAAGGTGAAGTGATCATAAGTGGAGAAAAGAACAAGCTAAAGGCAACTATTAATTACTATCCTTATTTAAATAGCAATGAATATAGAATCGAATATAGATACATAACAAAGACTATTTACAGGGAATCAGAAACCAAAAAAATAGGATGGTTCCAGACATTAATAAATCAGATATTAATTATCCTCATATTGTTAGCAATCGGCCAACAAATTTTTAAACGATTTTTTGCCTAAATTGCACGAAATATAAAGGCAATATTAAATGGCTACATTAACCGGTAAACTTGTTGCAGATACCTACAAAGCGCTATTAAAATTAATAGATAATGATATATTAACGGCAAGTGAAAAGCAGATTTCAGATGGTTTTGGTGGTGGATCAAACGTATTTATTGATCAAAATGGATTTTTAAGAGCAGCACAATTTAAGGTAACAGGTGGAACATCATCACAATTTTTAAAAGGTGATGGATCATTGGATTCAAATACCTATTTATCATTAGCTGCTGCCAATGCTTTATATCTACCAATAGGATCCACCACAACAGCAATAGCCGAAGGCACAAGATTATATTTTACCACAGGCAGAGTTTTAGCCACCACATTAGCCGGATTTGTAGCAATAACAGGAACAGTTACGGCAAGCGATACTATTTTATCAGCTATTGAAAAAATATGGTGGAATATTGAAAACGGTGGAGGTGGTGGAGGTGGAGGCTATGTGCCATATATCGGGGCCACACAAGATTTAAATTTAGGCACCTATGGTTTAATATCTGATTTTGTACAATTCAATACGACAAATTCAGCAATTCCGGTAACAGCCGGAACCATGTCGTGGAATAACACAGATGGCACAGCTGATTTAAGATTAAAAGGTGGTAATGTTACATTACAGGTAGGTCAAGAACAAGTTACAAGGGTGGTAAATAAAACCGGTGATGATTTATTAGAGGAAAATTATCAGGCAGTTTATATTAGTGGTGCGCAAGGTCAAAGATTAAAAGTAGATTTAGCATTAGCCACTACAGATGGAACATCAGCCGGCACATTAGGATTAGTTACTGAAGATATAAACAACAATCAGCAAGGATTTGTAACATCATCTGGATTAGTTAATAAAATTGATACCACAGGTGATTTACAAGGCGAAACATGGGCCGATGGGGATATACTTTATTTATCACCAACAGTTGCAGGACAGATTACAAATGTAAAACCATTAGCGCCAGATCATACGGTGATTATGGGTTTTGTAGTTTATGCCCATGCAAATAATGGTAAAATCTATGTAAAGGTAGATAATGGCTACGAAATTGAGGAATTGCATGATGTGCAGGTTATTGATCGTACAGACACAGATATTTTACAATGGTATGAGGATGATTTAGTATGGCGAAACATACAATTTGGAACTGCTTTAGAGAATGCCGGTGGAATAATTGGTTTAGGTGATATTAACTATGTGCCAAGATTTGATGGCACAAATAGTATTTCAAATTCGTTAATTTTTGATGATTTAGAAAATGTAATTGTAGGGGGAACAATTGGAGTTATTCCAAATCCTTATAATTCAGCCGATATGTTAACCGTTTTAAATGGCAATATTTCGGTAGATCCTGCATATGCTTATCACATTGGAACATACCAAATATTATATAGGCAAGATGCCACAGGTGAATTTAGAATAGGAACAAATGCAGCAAATGATTTTACTACATTTTATGCTAATGGATCAGAAAGGTTTAGAATAACTACAGCAGGTTATTTAGGTGTGGGATTAACAGCGCCATCAAGCATGATCCATGCAAAAGATTCTACAGCATACGGAAAAATCATAATTGATAATACAGGATTAACCGGTGGTGGATCATTTAGCGCAAGGCAGAACGGCACAGAAACGGCCATTTTTGGTGTATCAGGTGCATGGCAAGCAAATACCACATCTGATGCAGCAATCGTAGCTACAAGGGCAAGCCAAGGCATAAAATTTTACACAAATGGATCAGCAACAGCAAAGGGTGGGATTGATTCGGTTGGAAATAGTTTTATAGGTCAATTGCCTGCATATTATACAGGGGCCACAAACTTTATTGTACAGGGTATTTCAGCAGCTGCCATGATTGGGGTAACTCACATGGACAATTCAATCAAAGGGGTATTTAGTACCTTAAATGGTGGGGTTACATTTGGATCATATACACCACATCCGGTAATATTTACAGCTGATGATATTGAAAGTGCAAGAATAGCAAGCGATGGAAAATGGTTATTTGGAACAAATGTAAACGATAATGTTAACATAGTACAAGTAAACGGATCAATTATTGCCACATCAATAAAGAAAACCGGTGGCATAGCAACAGAGTTTTTAAAAGCTGATGGATCGGTGGACAGTAATTTATATTATTTGGCAAGTAATCCAAGTAGCTTTATACCATTAACTGCAATTTCATCCACAGCATTTGGTTTAACATATACAAATACTACAGGGGTTATTAGTTTAACAGCAGGATTTGAGATCCCGACAACAACAGATACCACAAATTGGGATATTGCATATTTAAATAGGATCACAAGCGCTACAGGGCCATTGAGTATTACGACAAATGTAATATCAATTAGTCAGGCATCTGGATCCACAAATGGATTTTTAAGTAGCACAGATTGGACAACATTTAATAATAAATCCAATACAAATGGAACGGTTACAAGTGTAAGTGGCACAGGCACAGTTAGTGGTTTGACATTGACAGGCACAGTAACTACCACAGGATCATTAACTTTAGGTGGCACATTATCATTAACAAGCCTAAATGTTACAACAGCTTTAGGCTTTACACCTGTAACTAATGCCAGAACATTAACAATTAATGGAACTACCTATGATTTGACAGCTGATAGATCATGGACAATTGCAGCAGGAATATCCACATTAACTACAACAGGTACAAGTGGGCCGGCAACATTGGTAGGATCTACATTAAATGTACCTAATTATAGTGCCGGATCATCAGCTGTAAGAAATGTAAGCACATTCACTGCCACATCTGGACAGACTACATTTACGATTATCGGTGGATATACTGTTGGATTAATTGATGTATTTATAAATGGTGCAAGATTAAGCACAGCAGATTATACGGCCACAAATTCAAGCACAGTAGTTTTAGGAACCGGTGCAGTTTTAAATGATATTGTGGATGTCGTTAATTACACAGCTACGTTTACAGCAGGAATTTCCGGTACCGGTACTGCCAATTATATTACTAAATGGACAGGATCATCTACGATTAGCAATAGTATAATTTATGAAACAGGAAATTTAATAGGAATTGCAACAACTACAATTAGAAGCAATAGTGGTCAAGCTGCTTTTCAAATAACTGCAACTGATTACCCATTGTTTAGTATAAATGGTGCTAATACAGGGATAGGGTTAAATTTAGGTACAGGAAGTGCATCAGGATTTATTGGTACTTATACAAATCATGGTTTTGTTATACTTACTAATGATATAACAAGGCTTTCTATTACAACTACAGGTGCAGCAACTTTTACAAGTACAGTTACAGCAGGTTCAAGTTTAACAGGTACAAATACAATTTTTAGAACAAATGATGCTACAGGTTTTGGTGTAGGTATAGGGTATGTTTCTGGGAATTATGGATATATAACTAGTCAAAGTGCAAGTTCACCAATTGTATTAGCTATTGATGGTGTAGAAAAAATCCGTTTAACAGCTACAGGTTTATTAGGGATTGGAACAAGTGGACCTGTTGCAGCTTTAACTGTTGTTGGTGCATCAACTGTAATCGGACAAACAAATGTAGCAGCAAGATTTTCTGATGATAATAATTCAACATTACTAATATCACATCCATCAGGTAGCAATACAGCTACAATTACAGGTAATAATCAATTAGCTTTTGCTACCGGAACATCTGGAAGTATATCTGAAAGAATGCGCATAACAGCTGATGGAAAAATTTTAATAGGAACTACATCTAACAATGGATATCCTTTGCAAATAAATGGAATAATATCAGTTGTATGTACTTATGGTTTAAGTAAAATAAATACAGGTGCATTTTTACCTACATTTATAAACGGAAATTTATATTATTTACCCATTTATGCTTAAAATTAAATTATGATATATCAAGAAAGAGCAAATGAATTAATTAAAAAATTTAATGATATATATCCAAATATAGATTGGACAGATATTGCCATAAAAAATATAAATGATTTATTATTATCATCTAATGATAGTAATTATATAGAATATTGGAATAATATTAAAACTATTATTATTAATAGAAATAAATAATTTAAAATTAAAGACTTTATTAAAAGCTAAATAAGATGTCAAAAAATACCGATTTAGGATCATTAATAAATTACATAAAAGGTCAGGTAACAGGCAGATTAAATGCACCTGCGTACACATCAGCTACGGCATTTACAGGAACCATTGCAGGTTATTTAGGATTTGATACAAGTGGGAATATATTAACATCAACTGCAGGATTTACCGGATCAGGTACAACAAATTATGTTACAAAATTTACAGGATCCACATCTTTAGGCAATAGTTTAATTTATGATAATGGAACTAATGTTGGAATAGGAACAACTGCGCCAACAACAATAGCAGGGTTTACAGCTTTAACAATTGATAATTATAGTAGTGGAAGTTTTATAGATTTAAATAATAGTGGATCAATGAATTTTAGATTTTTATCTTTAAGTTCAATAGATCAAAGAATTTTAGCAAATAGTAATTTAGCTGTATTTACTGCAGGTATAAATAGATTTAATATTTCAAGTATAGGAAATATTGGTGTTGGTAATGTTAATAATACATATAAATTAGATGTTACCGGTGATGTAAATATATCAGGAACATATAGAGTAAATGGAACTGCAATAGGTGGTGTTACAGGATCCGGATCAACTAACTTTATGCCATTATGGACATCCACAACAGGATTAGGAAATAGTATTATTTATAATTCTGGAGGTAATTTGGGTATTAATTCAACATCAAATGGTTATACTTTAAATGTTATTAGATCAGCATCAACACAATTTAATACATCATTTAAAGGGGGTGGTTCATTAATAAATATTATGAGTAGATTTATGCAAGATGAAAGTACAAAAAGAGGAATAGCCATTGGATATGCTTATGATTTTGAATTAATATCCGGAATATGGGCCACACAGGATACAGGAACTTTAATGCTTGGAGTTTTGGTGGGAAGTAATTATAAATCAAAAATTAGTATTAATACTACAACAATTGCTTTAGATATACCATCATCATCAGCAGGATTAGGTAGTGGAGAATTATATAATGATGGTGGATATGTTAGAATAGTTTAAATTTTACGATAATATTTTATTTACCTTTGCAATAAATCAAATCAATAAATACAATGAAAAAAAGTTATGCAGAATTATTCATTTTGGTGCATTTTTTAAATAATAATGCAAAAGATGGAAAGACAAAAGGACAAAAAAAGTTAGTCCTAATTGCTAAAAAAGTACAAGTCCATTTGGATGAATACAATGAAAAGGCAGAGGAACTACGGTTAGATGCAGCATCAGTTGACAAAGATGGAAACCTAATACTAAATGAAAAGGGCAGTTATTCATTTTCAAAGGATGGATTAAAAAAATTAAACCAACAAAGTAAGGATCTAAATTTATCAAGTTTTGATTTTGATCCAATTGTTATTAATAATCCAGAGGGATTAGATATTTATCCATTTTTAAATGGATGGGTTACAGGGGTAAAATTTAAAGATATAGAAACAATTGATGATGTCGAACTTTAGAGCAATTAAAACCACAGATTTATCCTATGAATGGGTGATCAGCCAGATGCAATGTTTTCCATCTTATGAAGGTGAAACAGATTTTGTAGTCTATGTACATTGGCGCAGAAATGCAACATTTGAAGGATTTGTGGCTGATGTTTACGGATGCCAGACATATTCACAAATGGAAGGAAGTACCTACATACCTTATGCAGATCTAACATACGACATTGTTTGTGGATGGTTAGAAGAATCATTGGATGTGCCGGCATTAGACATTAATTTAGCCAAGCAAATAGAGGATTTGATAAATCCACCAATCATTACATTGCCATTGCCATGGGAACCGGTACCACCGGTGCCACCAATAGAAGAAAATGCCACTATATAATGGATCTAATGTAATTGTATACAATGGGGATATAGCTTTAGGGCATAGCACCAATGCAGTATTATCAATGAATTTAGATCTACCAAGCACCACAAATAAAAATAGTGGTGGATGGGCCGAATGTATAGCAGGTAAACGATCTGTTACAATGAAGGTAGAAGGGTTAGTGGATTACAGCGATCAGATGAATTATGATCAATTTGTCAATTTGCTGATCACTAAAAAATACACTAAATGGGTATTCCAAACAGCCGGAATGTTTTATTTTGGTGGAGGCTATGTAACAGCTGTAGAAGAAATTGCAGAAACAGAAACAGTGGTCAGATATTCACTTGATATTGTGATTGATGGTCGTGTTTATTGGGAGCCGAGATTGCCATGGAATTTGGTTTTTACGAATTGGGAAAATATAAATATCAATTGGGAAAATGTGTAAGATATTTTTCTATTTTTACACAAAAAAAGAGGAATAAAATTTAACAAATAATATGGCAACAGCAGGAGTATTTAACGGCACCAATCTTGTTTTAAAGGTTGAAGGCACAGTGGTAGGACACACCACATCATGTACATTATCAGTTAATTTGGATGTGGCTGATGCTACAACAAAAGATTCAGCCGGTTGGTCTGAAGGAATTGCAGGTTTAAAATCAGGTGAGATTTCATTTGATGGTTTAGTAGATTATTCAGATGCTAATAATGCAGAGCAATTATTGGATTTGTTAATCGCAAGAACTCAATTGACTGCAATTTTTGGAACAACTACAGCAGGTGATTCAATTTATACCTGTGATGGATTTATTTCATCATTAGAGCAAACAGGTGAGATGGAAGCTGCTGTAACTTTTAGTGGAACTATCACCGTTACAGGTGCGATTGTTAAATCAGTATTGTAATAATTTGCAATAATTATATTAACCCAACATCAGCAATGGTGTTGGGTATTTGAATTTAATCTAATCATAAAAACAAATGGAAGTCAACAAAAAAAGGGGTTACTGCCAATTAGATTTGGGAGGCAAAACCCGTACATTGCATTTTTCAATGAATTTCTGGGCAGCATTTGAGGAAGCATCAGGATTCAAAATATCCGAAGTAGATAAGATCTTTGGATCCGGTTTATCCATGGCCACAATGCGTGATATGGTGTATGCCGGTATCATTGCCTATGATCAGGAAAACAATAATGAAATAGATTATAATAAATTTAGTGTAGGTGCTTGGATGGATGAAATTGATCAGGAAGCATTAGGAACTATTATAAATACATTAATGGAATCAAGGGTTTTAGGTAATGATTTAAATGCAGGGGTGCGCAGAAACGTATCTAAATCGACAAAAAACCCAAAGTAGAAAAACCCCTAACATGGGATGCCATGTTTGATTATTACATTGGTCAAGCAGGTATTTTACCAGATCATTTTTGGCGCAATACATGGAAGGAAAATGCGTTGTTAGGGGAGAGTTGGTCAATTAAAATGAACCTTTTTTGGGAAATGAGTAGATTTGAAAGCGCAATGATTGTGAATTCTACAGCTAAAAAGCGATCACAATTAATCACACCGGATAAGCTATTTCCTTTGCCACAGGATGTGTATTTAAATAAGGGTGTACCTAAATCATCACCAGAAGAATTACAAGCATTTATGGAACAAATCAAGAAAAGCCAATCAAAGTAAGGATTGGTTTTTTTTATAACTTTGAGGCATGGCAAATACATTAGAAATATTTATTAATGGCAATTCCAAAGATCTGGAGGCAGCCTTATCATCAGCTGAAAAGAAATTATCTGCATTTGGTAAACAAATGAAGGATATAGGGCAGTCAATGTCCTTAAGATTATCAGCACCATTGGCCTTATTAGGAGGCGCTGCAATCAAAATGGCTACAGATTTTAATGAATCTTTAAACAAAGTAGATGTAGCATTTAAAGGATCATCAGCAGAGGTGCAAGCATTTGCAAAAAATACCTTAAAATCATTTGGTATTGCCGAGGGTACAGCATTAGACATGGCTGCATTGTTTGGGGATATGGCCACATCAATGGGATTAAGTACAGCAGAATCAGCTAAATTATCCACATCATTAGTAGGGTTGGCCGGTGATCTTGCATCATTTAAAAATATGAACATTGCCGAAGTTACAACAGCTTTAAATGGGATATTTACAGGTGAAACAGAATCATTAAAAAGATTGGGTGTTGTAATGACAGAGGACAATTTGAAATCCTATGCTTTGGCAAATGGTATTAAAAAATTGTATTCTGAAATGACACAAGGTGAAAAAGTGATGTTACGTTACCAATTTGTAACAGATGCCACAGCCAATGCACATGGTGATTTTGAGAGAACAGGTGGAGGCGCAGCCAATCAAATGCGAATGATGCAAGAAGGATTAAAGCAGTTGGGAAATGAATTTGGCCAAGTAATGTTACCAACAGTGGTAAAAGTTATTAAAGGCATAAATGATTACATTGGATCAATATCTAAAACATCTGATTTTAATAAAAAATTAATAGTAATTATTGGAGGTGTTGCAGCTGCATTAGGGCCATTGCTTTATATAGTTGGATTGGTATCTGAAAAAATGATTTCCGGATTTTCAGCAGCACAAAAAGTACTGCAATCAATGAGTAAATTTTTAATAGCTAATCCATATTTAGCATTGGCAGCAGCTTTAGCAATATTAGGAACTGCATTTGTACAATATACAGGCATTTTAAATTCAACAAAAACAGCAGAACAGGAAATGTCAGCTGTTAGGGATGAAGCCAATCAAAATATAGCAAAGGAAAAATCAAATCTTGAAAGATTGGTTGGAATAGCCAAGAATGAAAGGGTAAGTAAAGAAGAAAGATTAAAAGCTATAAAAGCAATTAATGCCACATCACCAGAATATCTAAAGAATATTACATTAGATTCTATTAATACAGATAAGGCAAAAGCAGCAATAGATAAATATAATACAGCATTGCTACAAAAAGCTACACAACAGGCAGCAATGTCAAGAATTGAGCAGCTCGCAGCAGATAATTTAGATCTACAAACAGGTAAAACAAATGCTAATTTAGATGCCACAACTTTATTAAATTGGTCTTTATATCAATTAACAGGAAATGTTAAATATTTAAAGAATGCAGGGGCGCAATATGCCAAAGGTTTAGATGATCAAATAAAGAAAAATATTGAGTTACAGGCAGCAATTGCCAAGACAGCCGGTATAGATTTAAATAAGGTTAATCCAATTGAAGAAGAAACAAAAAAGAAAACTGATCCTGTTGAAATATCAGCAGAAGCAAAATTTGATTTTGGTGATTTAGGAACTAAAATAAAGGATTTAAATAAAGAAATATTTGATGATTTACAATCGGTTAATAAAACCATTACATCAGAACAGGAAAATGTATTAAAAAAGTTTTTAGCTACCACATCATCACAAGGTGCTGAATTTGGAAAATTAATAAAAAGTTGGTTTAGTTATGATATTACAAATAGTGAATTTTTTACATCATTACAAAAACTATATGGGCAAGTTACCAATATTGCCACACCATTCCAGATAATGGATCAGCGAGTTACTGAAAGTACTGCTATATTATCAGAACAATTAGCGCTACAATCAGAACAATTTAATATGTATATGCAGGCCATGGATATGCTAAAAAATACCACACAGCAAGTATTTCAAAGCATAGGAAATAGCATTGTAAATTCATTTGGATTAGCTAAAACAGGATTAGAAGGATTTATAGGAGCAATGGCAAATGTATTGGTGCAAATGGGTGCCATGGCCATAGCTGAATCTATTTTCGGTAAAAAGAAAGTAGCTACAAATTTTGCTACAGCGCAATCTAATGCAGCTGTAGTAGGTACAAACGCAGCAGCAGCAGCAGGGCCGGCAGGTTTGGTAGCATTAGCGCCATTTATTGCAGCTGCAATGGGGGTGGTACAGGGTGCATTTACAGGAATTAGCGCATTTGCTAAAGGTGGTATAGTTAGTGGCCCAACAATGGGATTAATGGGTGAGTACATGGGTGCTAAATCCAATCCGGAAGTAATTGCGCCATTATCTAAACTACAAAACATGATGGATTTTGGTGGAGGCAATGACATGAATTTGTCTGGGGAGTTTGTAGTAAGAGGCCAAGATTTAATTTTAGCATTACAGAGAGCAGAAAAAACAAGAAATAGAATAGGATAGTTATGGCATACGGTGCAAGATATAGATTAGAATTTTCAGATATTCAAGGCAATCAGCGCAAAATTGAAATCTTAAAAAAAGATTATTCCGGCACTGTTTTTCCTTTAATCTGCGATGGTGAACCCATGACAATTGAATGGAAAGCAGATGATGATATTTATGAGCCATTGATTGGATCATCAGCAACATTGAATTTAAAGGTAACTAATGATGTTACTTATGATAATTTTTATTTATACGATGAAAGGGAATATAAACTAATTCTATATTTTCAAGAATCTGTGGGTGTTTGGTCTGTTTATTGGTCGGGATTTATCACCAATGATGTTTATCAAGAGGCCATTATTACACCACCTTATGACATTCAAATAACAGCCATTGATGGATTAGGTCAATTAAAAGGATTTAATACATGGTTGCCGGATACATTAACAGAGGCTAAAAACACATTTTTGTGGGATTTTATTTATCAGAATTTAGGCCAATTAGGATTGGATTTTGATATATGGATTTCAAATGATATTAGGACAGGTATATCAGCCAATTGGTCAAATATTTATGCAGATTTATTGATCAAAACAAATGCGTATATAACAAAAGACAATGATATTTTAGATGCAAAAAAGGTTTTACGATCTATTTTAATTGCTACAAATGTCAAAATTTTTCAAAGTTATGGCAGATGGTACATAGTTAATTCATCATCTTATGGTGATCAAAGAATTATTGAAGGAATACAGAGTGGCGCATTGGTAGGTAATGCGATTTTACCTGCTAAACAGGCATATTTAAATGGTGGATCAGAGGACATTAAATTTTATATTTATAATTCATCCGGTGCCTATGTAAATAATTTAACAGCTAATTTTTTAAGGACAATTAAAAGTCAATTAATACCACGAAATTCTAATATGGTTAGATCTGTAAAGAGGCCATTAAAGAAATATGAAATGACTGTAGATCTTGAAAACAAGCAAGTTTATGCAAATTATAACGCAGGATTTGAATTTGATTTGCAGTATTGGAATGCAGGTGCCGGTGTAACATTGACAGTAGGATCAGATTTTTCAGCCAATGGCGCTAATTCAGTAAGTTTTACAAATATACTAACATCTGGAGGGTACACACCAAGCACAGCCATTACCTGCCAAACATTTAATGTATCATCAAATCAGTTGACATTAAATTTTAATATGGATGTTGCATTTGATAATTATAATTATGATGGAAATACTACATTTACTTATCAAATTGCTTATTATGTTAGAGGTGGCACAGCAGGATCAGCCTATTTTAATGCTGCGACAAATACATGGGATGTTACCGGTACTATAATTTGGAATATACAAACCGTAGAATGCCAATCCTTTGAGTTTAGAAATATAAATGTAGGATTACCAAGTTTAGCAGTCTATGGTGATTTATTGGTAGGTGTTGCAGTTCCATATTACACAGGATTTGGATTTAATAGAACCTATATTGATAATGTAGGATTAATTCAAAATGCCATAGGTGCATCAAGGTTTAAAGCTGTTACATATACCGGTACTTTATATAACAATAATAAAAGTGATCTATTAGAACACGATGGAATTTACAATTATAATTCTGATGTAAATGATCTACAGAATGACAGCATTTTATACAATGCTAAATATGGTTTATTTTTTGGCCTTAAAAGGGCGCAGGATACGACACCACAAAAAATGGAACAGATCGTGATCCAACAAAGATTAAACGATTTTAGGGCATATCTTAAAAGTTATGAGGGTGATTTTAGTATAAATGGCAGTGATATTATGCTATCAATGGCTAATAAAGTTTACATAAAATTTGATACATTTACCGAAACGGATTCATGTATTATGGATTCCATGAAATTTTCGGTTAAATCAAATATTTATAGTATTATTTGCCACATTCCGGATAATTATACTGATGTTTCGCATCAGTATAGGGTTATTAATCAAGTTTAAATTAGTAGTTTGTTTTCATAGTAAATAGGTTGTGTTTGTGTAAATGGCCCGATTTTTAATCGGGTTGTTTATTGGTTAGGTTGGGATGCAAAAAGATCATTAACATTGTTAGTGGTCTTTTTTGTTAATTTACAAATGTGATTTCTATTTGTTTATTTGACTAATTTTGAAAAAAACTAATCATGAGTAAAGAGGAAAAATATAATATTATCCGAGATCATTTTTTCAAATCCCATTATAATCTAAAGAATTTTCACGAGCAGCATTACCAAGATTATGGATATAAAAACCCAAAAATGATAAAGGATGCAATGATTATTCAAGGCATTACATTAAAAGCAAAAAATGAATACATCCAAAACCAAAGCACCAAGCAAACAGCTGAATTTAAAGATTACAATTTAGAAAGTTTAGACTATTTCGGTATTTCCGAATCTATAGGTCAAGATCATTTACCGTTCTATTTACCAGAGCAATTTAAAAAGGTTGGAATTTTATCAGATATTCATGTGCCATTCCACCATCGGGAATCATTGGCCTGTGCTATTAGTTATTTAAAGAAACAAGAAATTGATTGCCTGTATCTTAATGGGGACATTTTTGATGTGTACAGCCTAAGTATGCACCAAAAGGAACCCGATCTTAGGGATTTCCCAAGGGAAGTAGAAATGTGCCGAGAATTTATGCAAAAGATCAGGGATATTTTTAAACATATACCCATATATTTTAAATTAGGAAACCATGAGAACCGGTATGCCAGAATCCTACAAAATCAAGCAGAGGAATTTGCCCAAATCCATGATCTACAATTTGAGATATTTTTCCATCTGGAGAGGTTAGGATTTATCATGGTTCAAGATTGGCAAGGTTGCTATATGGGTGATCTGTTGGTGCTACATGGCCATGAATTATACGGATCCGGTGGCGCTAATCCTGCGCAAAATTTAATGAATAAGGTAATGTGTAATGCGTTAATAGGCCATGTCCATAAAACAAGTTTTGCCATGAAAAAGACAGGATTTAAAGAATCAATTAAAACATACACCACCGGATGTTTGACATATACATCACCAAAATACATGGTAATGGCCCAACATAATCAAGGGTTTGCCATTGTAGAAATTGAAAATGGTAAAAGCAATGTGCATAACATGATCATAAAAGATGGAAAAGTTTTGTAAATTTGTTTATTCATAATGGTTTATAGGGTTAAAAAAGCAAAAGAGCATCTAATTTTAGGTGCTTTTTTCTTATATTTAGGGGGTACTCCCTGTTTATGCCCCTAAAAAATAGGTAAAAAATAGGTTACCTATTAAAAACCTACCTGATAATTATGATATTATTTTTTAAAAAAGTTTTAAAATGTTTTGGAAATATCAAATAAGGCAGTACATTTACATCACACAACAAATAAACCATGAAAAAAATCATTAATTACATCACAGATTTTCACCATCAGGATCCACAGGGATTATATGGTGGCATTGCCATTTATAGTTTTATTTATTTATTATTGTTCCACATCCTACCAATTATCAAACCATGAAAAATGATGAATCGTTTATTTTGAAAATGAAATTTCGTGATGATGCCGGATATTATACGGTGATCAAGGAGTTTTACACCTTTAATGAGGCGCAGTCTTTTTTAGATAAAGAATGGCGCATATTTAGGGGCCGGTTAGTACAAATCATGGATATACCGGATCCAATCCAATCTAATCAAATCAATCATGCGTAAAGTAAAGCAGTACGAAATCAATCAAATGGTGGCAGATAATCTAAATAAAATGGGTTATTTGCCACATTCTGCAAGGGAATTTAAACCCCATAATATCCAGAGCATTATTAGCCGAAAGGTAAATGATCCTGTGATCAATGCAGAAATAGAAAAAGTTATTAACATCCTAAACCAAACCAATAAGTAAATGGAAAAGAAAAAATCCGTATTTGAAAGATTATCAGCTATTAATGTAAATGGCCATGTCGAAAAGAAAAAAGATTTGACATATTTATCATGGCCATGGGCATGGGCAGAAGTTAAAAGAGAATGCCCAGATGCTCGCTATGTTATTAAAGAAACCGAATTTGATGAAATATTGGGTTTTATGTGCCACACAGAAGTAACAATTGAAGGCGAAACTTTAGAAATGTGGTTACCTGTTATGGATGGAGCAAATAAATCAATGCTTAAAAAACCATATAGCTATAAAACTAAATATGGTGATAAGACAGTGGAGGCAGCAACATCATTCGATGTAAACAAAACCATTATGAGATGTTTGGTTAAAAATTTGGCCATGTTTGGATTGGGATTATATATCTATGCCGGTGAGGATTTGCCTGATACAAATGATTTGGATAAATCACCTACAGAACCTAAATCTAATGTAAAGGTGGCAGAAATTTCATTAAACAAAGATCAAGAAACCCAATTAATTAATTCACTAAATGCGTGTACTGAATTAGGCCATGTATTAGAATTATGGAATGAATTAGATCCACAATATCAAATAAAAAGTGTACAAAAATTATTCACTAACCGTAAAAACCAATTAAAATGAAAAATGAACTAACATTAAAACCATCCATGATTATAAACATGGATAAGCAAGAAATCATCCAACAGGCGCAAGTTATGGTGGATGAATTTGATGTATCTTTAAAGGATCCATTGGTGCAATTGGCCATCATATCTAAATTTCAGATTTTATTTGAAACGGTGGATAAGGGAATCAAGCAGAAATCAATTGATGAATTGCACAAATTAGGTGGTAAACACAATGTGCATGGGGTTGAATTTGCCATAGCAGAGGTTGGCACATCTTATGATTACACAGCCACCAAAAAATGGAATGATTTAGAGGATCAAATTAGTTTCCTTAAAAGGCAACAAAAAGAAATAGAGGGATTTTGTAAGGCCATCACTAATTTTACCACAACAGTGGATCCAGACACAGGTGAGGCACACGAATTTTATCCGGCATCAAAAAAATCTACAACATCAATTAAAAAAACAGTTAAATAACATGGGACAGTTAACAAACATTAGCATCAATCTAAATAAGGTTGACAAGTCAAGATTAACCAAAGACAAAAACGGCAATTCATGGCTAAATTTATCAGGATTTGTGAATGAAATCCCAGATAAATATGGTAATAATGGATTTATTACACAAAGCCAATCTAAAGAAGAAAGAGAAAGTGGCGAAAAGTTGCCCATTTTAGGCAATTTTAAACTGCCAATGGCAAATCCTACCAAAGTACAGACAGAAATCAATCCTAAAGCAAATATGGTGGCAACAAAAGCACCACAGCCAATGGATGCTGATGATGATTTACCATTTTAAACATAGGCCGGCTGAAATGTCGGCCTTTATTATTTAATTATGAGAAAAATAGTAGGTCAGTACACGACACGACATGGCGAATTAAGGGCCATTTATTCGGTAGCTAATTCAGTCTTTAAACATAAGGACATAGAATTGGGAGGTAAATTTGATATTCAGTATAAATTAGGTAATAAAGATGCCTATCTGTCTGGAGTGTTAGAACTTGCCACCGAAGGAAATCGTACATTATTTTTTAAAACAACAGAGGGAAAATCCATAGGGATCCCAATTATGTCAATCGTTAAATATATAAGAAAATGAAAAAAAATGAATTAGGGTACACCTTTAATGAGGTGTTTGCACACATTGATAAGCAGCTTAAATTAAACTATATTAAGTTAGGTTATGTCGGCATTGCACAGAATCAAGATTGAAGAAATACGAAATCTTGAGTTAATAGAAGAAATTACGCAAGTCGTTTTGAAATATAAACGAAGTGGCATTCTACCAAATGATGCTAAAATTGAGGAAAAATCGTTATTGATATACCTTAATAACCGTTACGCAGTTTATAATAAATTCAATCACATTGATGATCATTTAGGAATATGATATTTAATTTTAATTTTAACCCATTAGTAAAGATTTTGTTAGTGATTACATTCGTAGCTATTTTTTTAAAGCTAACAGGTGTTTTTAATTATTCATGGTTTGAATCCATGATTCCTGCCATGGTATTGGTAGGATGTGAATTTTATATTTTTATTTTGGTCTTTTTCTTTTTACGCAAATGAAAACATTTCAGCAGTACGATCAGGAACATCCAGAGATCTACGAGGTTTACAAAAACATTGCCTATGATTATATTCGGAGAGGTAAAATAAAAATGGGCAGTAAATCAATTATTGAAGAAATCAGGTGGCATAAGATGGTAAAAACCAATGAATACTTTAAGGTCAGCAATAATTACACAGCCTATTATGCAAGAAAATTTGTTAATGATCATCCACAATATGCAGGTTTTTTTAACTTTATGCCATTGCGATCATCAAATAAATAGTATATTTGTAAAGCGATACGTTCTCACAATATAGTATCAAAGGTCTTAAAATGCCATCATTTAATGAAGTCGAAGTGAGAACCGATGGATTTATTTGGTGGCTTTTTACATTTATAATTATGGAAAAAGAAGCATTTTATTTCCCACATTTTTGCAATGCAAGACATGATAGGAAAATCCGTAGGTTACGAAAAGAACTTGGAACGGAAGGGTATGGCATTTATTTTATGCTTTTAGAAACATTAAGAGAACAGCAGGATTTGATGTATCCATTAGAGGATCTGGATCTTTTGGCAGAGGAATTTAATGTATCGGAAGCGAAGGTCAGAGTTGCCATTTGTAATTACGGATTATTTGAAATTGATAAAGAACAAAAATTTTTTAGTCCAAAGATGTTGGTTTATTTAGAGCCATATTTTAAGATGAAAGAACAAAGAAAAGTGGCAGGTCAAAGGAGTGCAGACAAAAGAAAATCAATAGATATTTCAACGACCGTTCAACGACCGTTCAACGACCGTTCAACAAAGGAAAGGAAAGTAAATGAAAGTAAAGAAAATGAAATTAAAGTAAATGAAAGTAAAGTAGGTTTTAGCGAAATGCTTTCGCCACATATTGATTTATTAAATTCTGAATATGATAACTTTTTTTCTTATTGGACAGAAAAAGATAATAAAGGAAAAGAACGATGGGAGGCCGAAAAATATTTTGATATTTTAAGAAGGATTAATACTTGGATGAAAAATAATAATAAATTTAGCAATCCAATAATTTACAATTCTCAAAATCAAGTAAAAGGCAAACACCAAACCAATTTAGATAATATCGAATTAGCACGACAACAAATCCAAAAACTACATGAAAACGGAACTTATAAAAATCCATTCGCCATCGGCGATTAACATTAGCAATCTGCAAAACAAAATAATGCAAGCACAGGCATCTACAAAATTAATGCTAATGCTACCAAGTCAAAAAACAGATTTAGCCACACAGATCTGGGCCATTGCAAAAATGAAATTATCATTAAGATCAGAGAATCAAAATGAGGACATGGCGCAAATAGTAATTTTAACTGATGATCTGGAATTGTTTGGAAATCTAACAAAAGATGAAATTATGATCGGTTTAAAAATGGGGTTAAACGGTGAATTTTTAAATAAGGATCAGCAGGTATTTTTTAATTCATCCAATTTTGTGCAATGGATCCGGAAGTACATAGAACGCAAACAGTTTGAATTGGCAGAGCTTGCAAAGTTGCCAAAAATGGAAACTATTAAACCGGTACCATCAGATGATGAATTAAAAATGATGGCCATTAATAATGCTAATGATCATGCAGATCTAATGGTCAAAATGGGCAAAGATTTTAAATGGATTGCCGGTGGATTATATCAGCTTTATGATTATTTGGTAAAATTTGGATTGTATGAATGTCCAGAATCGGATAAAAATCGAATAAAATTAAAAAATTATGTATCATCTTTAAGCGATATAGAACTTGATGCGACATATAAAAGCGCATATTATAAAGAATTTATCCAATCCATGGTTAATATGGATGTCAGATTTGATTTAAATGGAGAACTTAACTAATAAAACTATGAATGTATTATCATTATTTGACGGCATGAGTTGTGGCCAACAAGCATTAGAACGAGCAGGAATCAAAGTAGATAAATATTTTGCATCTGAAATTGATAAATATGCTATTTCAGTAACTATGGCAAATTACTCAAATACAATTCAGTTAGGATCTGTAGTAAATGTAGATGGATATAAATTACCTAAAATTG